CATAGCCTGTCACCACTGTAGTCAGCAGTTTGGACTATGCTAATATCATACCAAAGGAGATCAAGCCTGGACAAGCTTGCATGGCAACTGCTTTGTGGGTGAGGGTAGCAGTTGCCAAATGGAGCAGATATCAAGCTGGCACGCTCTCAACCTGCAAATTCAAAGCTGTACCTGTTGCAATACAGCTTTGCGATCCTGCCCGAACACTCATCAGTGTTGGCAGAGTAAAGGAATGATATGCCTTTTGATACGGGATTAAGCATTAACCCGTTGGTTGGCTGGATTTCGTTCCAGCTGACGAAATGAATTTAGCTTTAAGGAAAATAAATTCATTGTAAAAAAGTACCCTAGGCTATTCTACCCAGCGACACACAGCCATCAATGTGTGGTTTTTAAGTTATTCGTTATCTACCTTGGCCGACAGACTTATAACAGGCTTGGTGTTCCGTGTGGGAATTGCACCCACCCTGACTTTGCGGAACATACGGGGCTTTCGCCCCGTAAATTAACTTAACGGAGGTGCTTTTCAGCACTTATGGGCAATTTAACTGCAACGTTTTTCTTGCAGCCCTTGCAGTATGGATAGATAATGCCCTTTGCGTCATTATCGACTTCCATAAGCTTTCGCTTTATGCCTGCCGCCGCACAGCTCGGACAATATACATCTATGCGCCTATTATGTATGCGCCTATTATCCATTACCTATCCCTCCTGACAAGCTAATTATAATACTACTTTTCAACTTTTTCCACTTCACACTATGTAAAATATTTTTCAACATTTTTATTCATGTTGCACAACTCACTTTTGCTTTCAATGTCTGCCCCCTATATAATCCTCTTGATAATCTCCACACTTGCGCCTACGCCATTTGTTGCAAACGCACACAGCTGTGCCATGCTGTCAGGTGCATCATCATGTGCGTTTTTACCGCTCTGATTAAATGCAAACAGATTTTCCAGAAATTTATCGTACATCTCACCTCTGCCGTTATCATTGCGATAATACACCTGCTTTATATCTGGCGCATACTGCAATATTCGGCTGAGCTTGCTCTGCGTTGTCGACGCACGTTTACTGCTGATATTTATGTGGACGTTCTGTGCTCTCAGCTGTTTATCTATCTCATTCGCATATTCATCTCCGCCGTTATTACCTTCAAACCTCTCTTGATGTATCTGATGTTGTATGCTCTTTGCCACAACCATTGGCTGTGTGACTTTTTTATCACCCTTGCTGAAAACCACATCTTGCAAAAACAAACTTCCGTCTTCATACAGATATCCTATTGGCATTGCCAGATAGTCACCGCCCCACGCTACGTCACACACAGCTATTCTTCTTGCAGAGCCGTCAGGCAGTGTTCCGTTATACCAGTTCATTTCGTCCTTATGGAAGAGCAGACCTTCACGTTCCATAGGCTGCTGCATATACAGGCAACTAAATGTGACATTATCTATGTCTGCTTTTATGTCACGTATTTTTTTATCTGTGTACCTGTCCGCACAGTTGTAATTGAAATTACTATGGCCGTTATCGTCACATACGGGTATCGCAATAAATCTATATCGCGGATCTCCCTCATGATCAGTTCGCATTCGGCTGATAGGGTCATGCAAGCTCCATATCGTACCGAGCATTATTTGCTTTACATTATCGCCTATCTGTCGGGTTGTCAGCGTATCTCTGTAATCCTGCCACAGCGTTTCAAGCCTTTGCGGGTTTCTTGCCACTTCCGCATTTTTTACGAGGTCATCTGTTATCATGAACTTATTTGCTCTCGTTCGACCTGTTACCGAACCGCCCAGGGAGATAACTCCGATAGTAGGGAAGTCGCCTTTCTTCCTGTACGATATAGTGTTGTACTCTGCACTCAATGTAGGCATACCATTGTCGAATATATCGTTGTGCCCATATTCGCTTGTGTCCGTTAACATTGATACCACACTGTCATACATCATTTTCGACATTCCGTCTGAGTATGATGTGTAGATGTTCGCAGACTGCGGAAACAACCCTGCAATGTATGACAGCAGGAACTTTATAAGCGTGCTCTTGCCTGCACCCGGGGGTGTACTCAAGCTCAGAAACAGGGCGTCCTCATCGTCTATGAACTCTTGTATCTGCGTTGCCAACTTGTGCTTGCCCTCAAGAACAGCTCTCCTTGGTGCCCAGAACTTAGCGCTTGGTTCTCTGTTCCATTCCGAAGCCAGCATATATGCGTCAAAATCGCTGTCGCCTGCCCACAGTACGAATTTGTGAGCGAGGTCATACCACTCTTTTGCGAGTTTTGCCTTGCCTGCTTTTGCAAGTTCACTTGTTTTTCTCATTGCGTTCTCATAGCTATGCTTTGCCGCCTTTATCATCGGCTTCTTCTTTTCGTCCTGAACCTTTAACGTTTCTAGCAGGAGCTGTTCTGTTTTCAACTCGCCATTTGCCTGTTTTTGGGCAAGCTTAAACATATCTTCTTTGCTTAATGCTCTGTTGCCTACTACTGTCAGATCTATCATACTTTTTCTGCATGGCATAAAAATAGTGCCACACAATTAGCCTCCTTTCATCGTCAGCTATGTGGCACTTGGCACTCGGCACTTGGCACGCTCTATCTTTTTATTATCGTTATGCTCTTATCGTTCTGTTCTTATCTTGCTGCTCTCATTTCATTATACCACGTTGAACGGCTTATGCCAAGCTCTCGGCAGGCGGCGGCTACTGTCATTTCTCCGCTATCGACCTTTTGCTTTACCTCATCAGGTATGTTTATAGTTTTCGGTCTGCCTTCCTGGTAGCCCTCTTTTTGCCGTGCAATGGCTTTGCCTGATTGCGTTCGTTCAAGTATCATCGCTCTCTCAAACTCGGCAAATGCCAACAGGTTTGTGACAATCAGCTTGCCTATCGGTGTGTTTTCTATCAACCCCATGTTGAGTATGTGTATCTTGACACCTTTCGCTCTCATGCGCTCGATATACTCCAAGCCTAACGCTGTTGACCTGCAGAAGCGGTCAAGCTTTGTTACTACTATTGTGTCACCTGAAATTGCTTTATCCATTATTTCATTCAACACTTTACGCTCTTTTGTGCCTGACCCCTGTTCCAGATGTATTTCTGCATCTGGATAGTTGCTTTTTATCAGCTTCTCTTGGTCTTCAAAGCTGTTTCCGTCTATCTGTCCTACGGAGCTGACTCTTGCATATCCGTATACCATTGCACATCACCCTTTATATTTCCTGCCTGACCTGCTGCTTCTCCATTCATTATTCTTCTTCCTGCTCGTCCTCTTTTGTTATCACATATGATCCCGTTGCTCTTTTGCCACGCGTGCTTTTTGGCTGTATGATTATTTCATAGCCCATTGCGTCTAACATTTCAAATGCTTTATCAACGCCAATGTTCTTGTTTTTCAACCTTTCGGAAACAACCGATTGTGACTTTATCACCTGCTTGCCGGCAAGTGCATTGATTTTGAGCAATAGCGATTTTTGCGTCGTCTTCGTGTCTGCCATGACGCTGGCGATTATTTTGCAAATGTTCATTGTTACTACCTCCGTTACTTTGATACTTATATTATATCAGATATATCTGTTTGTGTCAACCCCTTTTTTATATTTTTTCTAGTCGGGGGGTTGAGTGAAGGGGGTGGGTCCGTCCTGCAAGACCCCCGGGGGTGGCTCATTTTTCCGTTTATAAAGGTATATATAATAATAGCGGCCGTTTATCATGGTCTTGTTTGTATAAATGTGTGCAATATCTTTTGATTTTTTGTACATATTCAACAAAGTTAAAAAATATCAGAAAAAACTGATTAAAAAGGGTTGACAATATCAGAAATATCTGATATTATAATTACAGAAACAAAAACCACAGCAAGACAGCCCACAGGGCAGGAGGTAAAACATGAAAAACTATCTAGTACACTACGGTTACAGAAACACGATCATCAGCACCAGCAGAAACGCAGCGAAACACCTGCAGAACCTCGGCGGAGACAGCGTGCTAGTAACGGATATGCACGGCAACCCGATATGTGCCGCACGCAGAGCCGAAGACGGCAAACCATACAGTTACACGATTAATGAATAACAGGAGGTACAACACCATGAGAGAACGCATAACTATATCAGCCACGATAACATACACCATTGACGCAGGTCACCCGGATATAGGTTGCATGACTGATTGGACGCCCGAAAAGGTTTACACCTACAGCGACACATACACGTTTGATACAGTATTTTTCCCAACTATCAGCGATATGAAACACTATATCAGGCGTGACCTGCTGATGATAGCAGGCGGCGGATATGACGCTAGACACGTACACAACGCGCACATCAGTTTCAACAACTAAAAAAATAGGAGGTACAACACTATGAAAAACATCAATTACATCTGGACGAAAAAAGCAGAAGACAACGCAAGAGCAAAGGGTCTTGAACCAAGAAGAGCAGGAACAGCCGCATATCTTGGCTATGAGCCGTTACAACCTGGCGAGGTAGCCAATGCGTGGACAGCCAAAGGATATGTAACACCGTTAACAATTGAACAGCAGATCATAAACCACTATATGCAATTTGTCACCGACGTTGAAACAATCGTCGATGATCGCCGGATATTATACCGCGTCGGTGATCGTTTCGCCGTTGAGGTCACACGATGTGACCACGATTTAAACAACCCGCATGACATGATGCGGGTATGGCGCAAGGCAGGATTTATAAAAACTATGCTGCCAACACATATCGCCGTTGAAACATACTACTACGACATCAATGGCAACTGCTGGGGACTGTACAACGTTACAGACAAACTATCAGATGACGGACACAGACGCGTTATTAATTTTGATTATCTGCGTGAATGGACGCAGGACAATATCAATGAACTGGTTGCCGAATGTATTCGTATGCGCGAAATGGACATCAGACACCAGGGTGAGGCGGTGACCGCATGCTAATAATCGCCCTGCTTCTGCTCCCTGTTCTGGTGGTTATCAGAACGGCGAAGCGTTATAAATAATCGTTCTATGGGGTTGACGATATCAGCCCCCTATATTTCACCCGCCAAGGCTCCGGCTTTGGTGGGCTTTTTTTGCCTGCTCTGCTAATCGTGGGGCGGGCGTTGTTGTTCTGTTCCACCCCTTGCCACCTATTCGCCCGCATATGTGGCCCGATATCATACCCCTATACTTTACCGCTCAACGCTGTCCGACGGCTCTTGTGACGTGCTAGACGGCCTAGCGGTGATATCTTCACAGTATCGTTATTGCTATGGCGTTCTACAATGTGCCTAGCGTGCGCCCTATGACGTTCTAGCGTGTTGCCTATAAAACTACTGCACTAAATGTTAAAACGTCATATGGGGCTTGCTAGCCGCCTTGTGGTGTGTGCGTGATTTTTCGATAAAATCACCGCCGCCCAAAGGTCAACCCCTCAGGCGGCGTGTTTTCGGCTGTTTTCTTGCCGGTTTTCTGCTCATATTTATTTCGACTATTGCGTGTGAAAATTTTTACGTTTCCGTGCGCGTTTCATAGTCGCTTGACATAGTCGCTTCATAGTCGCTTGATAGTCGTTTGATAGTCGCTTGCTATTCCTCAGCTTCCGAAGCTTCAACGTCTATGACCTCAGTTTCTTTCATGAGCTTCTTTGCAAGCTCATCATCGGTCAGATTGTCGCCAAGCTGATTGGTCTTTGTGACCTCAACTTCCTGCTTGTCGGTCATGCCGTAATAGTTCTTTGCACGGAAGATGTAAGTCACAGGATTGAGCTTGCCTGCTTGCACCAATTTTGCGTCAAAAGCACGCATAAAACTCTTGGCATTTTTTATTATTTCGGACGTCGAAACGTTCAACTCCCCCTCATCAAACGGGTGTGTTCTGCCTTTTTCCCAATCCCAGATAGTCTGGATTGAGTAGCCAGTGAACAGGCACATTTCCTCAACGGTAGGAACGATATTATTTTCAGCACAGTGTTTAAAATACTTATCGAGTCTATCTGCGAGTTCAGCGTTTGATTTAACTTTTGGCTGTTTGTAAGCAACATAGACTTCTCTGACCATTTTTCCGACAAAAGCACCATCTTTCGCAAGAGCTGTCTTATTGGACGTACCGAAGTTATTTTTACCGCCTCTGCCTTTTACAACATCATTTGCCATTCTGAACACCTCCTTGGATAATTTCATTGATTGTGCGACAGCCTACCTTGTGAACGCGATAGACAGTCGAGGGTGAGATACAAAGTCGCTCGGCAGTTTGTTCCTGCGTGAGCTTTTGAATGTAAATACATTTCATCACAGCATAGATATGCGGGTCTGAAATGCAGCTGAGATAATCGGCGTAATTGGACATTATAAAACCTCCTTATGACGGATATGACGGAATGACATGACTTTATGACAAAATTTCGTTTTTTCTATATGTATTTATATTTATTAATATTTGTACTTTATATAAAGTATCTGTCATGCTGTCATAAGCACCCCGCAAAGCTAGGAATATAGGGGCTATGACAGATGACGGATTACCCATGACAGATGTGGTTTTATATCTGTCATAAGCAAGAACAAACGTGCGTTTTGTGAATTAATTATTAACAAGCGAGAGCCCATGACGGATTATGACGGATAACATGTCGGATTGCGCAGATACATCTGTCATAGGTGGCTGTCATGGGCGGTCAGAGAAGTTCATCAAAGCCGTCGCCGTTATAAATGCTGATTTTCTGCTGAGAATCCTTGAGCTGATAGCCTCGCTCTTTCATGTTGCGCACGGCAATTAACTTATCTTCGGTAAGTCGTTTGAATTCTCTGCTGAATGACGAAAGTGCTTTGGCGTGATGTCCTGTTTCTTCACACCATGTGCGGTAAAACTGATACAGCTTTGTGTTGCTGATATAGTCGGTGCTTTGAGTATTAAAAAACTCAGCATACGGCTCTTCGGAAACAAACTCCGAAACAGGGTTGATAACCTCGCGGAAGGATTGTTTAAGGTCCTCAGAGTCGTCCGTTACAGTGAATGCGCTGGTTTGTCTGAGGCGGTTATAGCCTTCGAGTATCCAGTTGAAGATTGCAGGCTTGTCTTCAAGGAGCTTGTCCTTGAGAGTGCGGTCTGCTTTCATTTCGTTCGGCTTGTTGGGATCCGGCTCGTCCACAAAGCGGCGTGAGAATTTAACAAACAGCATACGGCGTTCAAGGCCATATGAGAAATCCTTGAAGTGCGGAATATTGTTGCACGCAAAGATAAATTTTGTTCGTGGAATAAAGTCCACAAAGTCCTTATGCTTGAAGCAGCCTGAGATAGCACCGCCTGCAACGACTTGTTTGAAAACGGACTCTGCGCCCTTAACGTCCGTGTTGGTTTCCTCACCGAAGTTGACGAGAGAGTTCATCAACTTAATTCGCTTGAAGTCCTCAACAAGGCCTGACAGCTCGAAAGTCGTTTGAGCGTCTTTCGGAAAAATGGATTGCAGGGTTTCAATATACACGGACTTACCATTTGAGCCCTCGCCGAGAAGAAAAGCACATGACTGCAAGGAACAATCTGTGTAGAGAATATATCCCGCTATCTCCTGCAAGAGGGACATACGCTTAGCGTCACCGGCTGAAACGTCGTATATGAATTTGTTCCAGCGTTCAGACGTTGTGCCGGGGACGTATGGAAAATTGAACTGTACCGTGAGCATATCAGACGGGGAGTGCTCACGGAATGTGAGGTCTCTGAGGTCTAGCGTGCCGTTGATGAAGCTCAGGAGAGGTTGCTTATTAAACTGTTCCTGCGTGATACAGTCGGTGCGGAGAAGCTTCGTAATTGATGTGAGCTTGCTGCCTGTGCGATATGAGCCCAGCTCACGGGATATGTAGCCGCCGATGACATCATCATCGAGAGCTTGCCAGTAGCCATGCGAATATTCGTAGAAACCTACGTTGGCAAGGTATCTGAGATTATGTCGCTTGGCAACGTATTTGGCTATGATATCCTCGTTAGGGGATGCGAAGCAGGACTTGCGTAGCTCGTTGAGATAGTCGCTTGACATCTCAGGGCGGTATATCGAGATGTTCTCACGGATAGCTGAGAATAAGTCTGACAGTTCAGGCTTGGCTACCCAGCGTGCGGCTTCGTGGCAGAACTGCTTGAGTTCCTCGCGGTCCGTAAGTCGCTTGGCAAGTTCGTTGACACCTGGGGCGGCATTGTCAACGAGATCTGCAAGTGGATAGCCGTGCGAGTAATATTCAGACACGTCCTTGAATGCAGGTGGGATAGCCGCTACCTTGAAAGGTATGCGGTGTGAGAATAGTTGCTTGCCAAGTTTAAGAGTGAATTTTCTGCCAGGCTCGTCGGTGTCGAAACTAAGCAGGACGTATGGAAACTGCTTAGCGGCTGAAATTACCACAGGAAGCTGTTCGCGATTAGATTTGCTGAAAGCTCCGCCCATAGTCGCTAGTATCGGATAGTTTTCCTGCTCATAGCTTAAAGCGTCAAACGCTCCCTCACAGATAACGAGAGGGAGGTTGCTCGACGTGCGATTGAGTGTGTGCATACCCCAGATGACAGCTCGGTCAGAGTTGTCTGAAGCTGGTGGCTTGAGATACTTGACCTTCTGCTTATCTGACGTTGCACGAGCGTTCCAGGAAGCTATATATCCGTTCTTGAAATAGGGGATACATATACGATTAGCAGCATAGTGTTCAGCTATTTTGTCGGGGAGCTCTACGCGATAGCCCTCACCCGTGTAGCCGATTTTCAGGCGGTTAATGGTCTGATCGTTGATGTTACGGCCATGCAGATAGTCAATATCCTCGGGGCGCAGCTGAGAGTGCCACTTCTCAACGAGTTTTGTGCGAGAATCGAGTGCGGATTTCCAGTTGTCCGTCTGATAGTTGAGGGTTACTCCTGTGAGATCTGCGAGTTTATGGAACGCCTCTGCTCGGTTTCCATTGAATTCACAGTTGGCGCAAAAATCGATAACGTCGCCGCCCTTGGAGTCTCCGTGGTCATAGTAATAGTCGTCGTAGACAACGAACGATGACTTGTTGTTTGCTGAAGACCGCAAAGGGGATACACATCTGTCTCCTGGTTTGTTTATTGCAAGACCTATCCTGCGTGCGTACTCGACGCAGGTAAGTCGTTCTTTGATTTGCTCGAAAGCTGTTGCTGACATTTAATCACCTCGTCTTGGTATGCTTTCAGTGCTTTCAGTATTTGCTGAGCTTTAATTCCGTCAGAATAAGTCGGTTGCTCGGTTTTGGATTTGAGTTTACGATAGTCAATGTCGTCGTCGAACGATAAGCCGAGTGCTGTAAGATCTGCTTGTCCGCATATCTTGGCGTCTGATTTTAGATATGCAATTAGTTTTGCATATCTCTGTGAGCCGATGCTGTAATTCAAACGCAAATGTATCAGCATACATTTCAAGTTGTTTTGCAACGCTAGAAAAATCTCAGCAGGGAGCTTGCCGTTAAGCCTGAAAATAATATCGTAGGTGTCGCTGTCACTGATGTTCAGCTTGCGGCAAGAATCTTCAACGCGGAAATCGTATGCTTCTGCATCATAGTCGTTCATATGCGCCGTAAATTCGGCATACGATGTTGTAAAGTCAGTTATGGTTTTTTTGTACCAGTCGTGTGGAAACAGCTGTTTGAGAGCTATAGCCACAGTCGCAAAGGTCTTGAAGTTTGCGTCAACAATGCCTTTGAGTTTGCGGTTTCGCTGGTAGTCTCTGATTTTTCGGTTAGTCATATGGAATTACCTCACTTATGTGTGATTATGTGTGCCTGCCAGCACGATGAGAGATAGTTGAGATTAAACAGGCAAGCGGGGGCGACGCCGTAAGTGATGCTCGCATGGCTGCTGCTCAACTCTCTTGACTGAGAGATACTACGCACGGTGCTGGCGTGGCCGACGGTACAAGAACGAGGGGTAAGCGTCCATACCCAATCATCATACTTAGGCATAAATTTTCTGTATTTTCTGTACTGTTCGCAATCGATAAGTGTGACATAGTCTTCAACGACACCGTACTTATCGTCGCCGTTATCTGCTGTCAAGGTAGAGAAATCGGCTAGCAGTGCACCTTTGTCAAAATTCTTGTCAAGAAATTCACCGTTAAGCCATTTTCTAAGTGATGATGTTCTCCAGTTGTTACAACCGTCCTCATATTCATTGTTAAACGGCATATTGGCGATTACCTTAGCGGTCACTGCAAAAGCCGTTTCGTTTCCTACATCAAGGCAAACCCATTCGATACCTTTGTATTCAAAGTGGTCTCCTGCTTTGATTTCATTTATCGATTTTTCTTCTGACAACGCAGAGCGGATTGCCGCTTCAATTTCGTCAGTGTGTGCTTCAACAAAATTGTTTATGATTTTTTTGATGTCCATTTATATACCACCTTTCAAGAGTTCAGGATTGTCATAAACGTTGCCGTCAATTTGTAGTTCTTCGCCATAAACGTTGTCAAAATCAACTGTGAATGTAGAATAGGTTATGATAAATTTCGCCATATCATTATCCCACTCGACTTCGCCATAATCTTCGTCATAGCTGTTCCAAACAATATCCCCCTCAAAAATCTTATTGCCGTTCATGTCGGTAAGACCTGTGTACTGACCGATAGTTTCAGGGTCAATTTCAGCTGTATATAAAGCACTTGCATAATCGGGAATGATATAGTCTTTTTCTTTTCCTATCCAACCATAGCGGCAGGGATAACCCTGAACCCATTCGCCATTGTCGGTGCGTTTGCCACGAAATAATATTTCACGCATCGTTGATTACCTCCAAATCAATATTCTCACACAATTATAACACTACGCTTCGTTGCCAACTTGTCTGTGTGGTTTTCCTGGTATCCACACCTGTTCCCTACAAGCAAAGCAAATGCCATCGTCTTTCCATTCGCCGTTTCCATATTTGCAAGTCTCGCACATGGGCATTGCTGTCATTTTTGCTCCGCATGACGGACAGAAGTCTGTGATACTTCTTGCATCTGTACTCTGCCCACGGCGGTATCTTGCAAACGGCATCCACATACCGCAATGTGTACATTGTGGCGTGTCATAATCATATACTCTCCACTCAGCCATTCCGATAACCTCAATCCATTCTTGCTCCGCAAAGTGGACAATAAGTTGGGAACGTATCGCCGCATATTTCTTCTAAACCGCTTGCATAATATTCTGTTTTACATTCACTACATCTTGTGCAGCCGTTTTCATACATTAATTCTGTGCTTTCCCACTTTCCGTGCCTTGCTTCCTGCACGTCTGCGGTAGGCTGTTCGTTGATTATATCGGAAATGCTGCTGTTATCACCCAGAATGCCTGTTATGCCCTTTTCGTATATCGGCATACACGCCGCTGATAGTTCGTTAATCAGATTGTCTGCGTCAATGTATCTTGCCATATGTTATACCTCCTAAAAAGTTACTGTCACATTCAGCACTGCCGCTGCTAACCAGTAGACAGCTTTTTTGTAGTCCTTTTGCACGACGTATATAATCGCCGCTCCCACGTCCAGCAAAATCAGCAGAAGTGGGAAAATGTATTCGGGTTTGATTTTTGTCATGTTAATCCTCCTCAAATTCAGGACATTCCGTCACAGTATACGAATGTATCATGCCGCCCTTTTGTGCCTTGTAAATTCTGTGCTGATGTGTTTTCCAACCGACAACAGGTTGTCTGTCTATCGACCAACTGCACCCTGTTATCTGCTCACCTGTCCGCTTGTCGCTCTTTGGCACTGCGTGTTTGCAGTACCAACAGAGTGTTGTAGCAGCGCTGCATTTTACAGCTTCTATCTTGTCCTTGAAGACTTCACAGACAGGGTGCTGATAGTTGATTACTCTCGGACAAAATCCCTGTCTCGTGCCATACTTGCACAGCCCATATTTTCCGTTCTTTCTGCCGCAGTTGTCAGGTGATTTCTCAAAATATTTGCAGCTGGTGCAGAATTTATTGTTACCCATGTTATCACTCCAACATCTCTAAGTTTATATATATAGATAGACTCAGTACAGCGGTAACGATTGTGTCTACACCTCGTGGCTGTACTTCTCCATACATTAAAATCTCAAGTATTTGCCATGATAGGCCGACCAAACTCCATATACCAACTGCTGTGAGAATTTCTTTAAAAATTTTTATTTTACTCATATGTTCCTCCTTTTGTGTTCAATGTGTGAAAGTCCTGCGTTTTGTTTGTTATGCCCATTGACAATCATATCCTATGGTGATATAATGTAGAAAATTTCAAGAAAGGAGTGATAAAATGTTACAGCTGCTGCAGTCCTTGTGGTCAACGATTAAGATTTTTGCATTTGCCTTTGTGAAATTCGTTGATACCGTCCCTGTCCTTGGTGGTCTGCTCATAGTATCGATTGCCGTTGGGCTTTATACATTTATCAAGAAACGTTATCGAATATAATCTTATGCCGCCCTATGGGGCGGCTTTTTCTTTATTATCCATAAAGTCAAACAACGTTGGTACGTCTATCTTATCCTCTTCCGCTTTGCAGTATCCTACGCCGTCACGGAAATAATCAGGGTTAAGCTCAATGCCTATTCCATATCGCCCCATTTTAATTGCAGTCATAGGAGTTGAACCTATTCCACCGAATGGGTCAAGCACAACATCGCCCTCATTGGAGTACCTAGTGATAAGGCGTTCGATTATATCGAGCTGTAAAGGACAAACGTGCATTTGCATATCACGTCTACGCTGTTCAGCATTGAGCGTCCTCATTCGGTTGATATCGTCCCAGACTGTATCGTTCCAGCTCGCAGGGGCGATTACCATAAACGACGCTGGTAATTTGTTTTCCTTGTCAAGCTTTTCTGCCAGGGCAACGTGTTCGTCATAGTTGTAAACATTGCTCTTTGAAAACTGCGTGTATACCTTTTGAAGCTTGTTCACCGAAACTTCTTTTAGTTCGTCCTTTGTCACAAGCCTATCACCGCTGGATCTCCAGTAAGCATGAGCGTCAATCTGCCAACGTCCTCTGCTGTAATCAGCTTTGCTCTTTGTAACAGGCGTGTCTGCATAAGCCTTGCTTGTATCTGTAGGGAGCTTTCTAAAGAGCAGGACATACTCTGGACAACCCACTCCCATTTTTGAGCCGTCCTTGCACTGTTCTGTCCAACCAAGGCGATATGTCTGATTGTTCTCACGAACAACGTCAGTTGTAATTGTAATTCTGCCCATATAGCGGAAGCCGTGTTTCATGTAGTGCATAACAGTCAAGTCGCTGAACGGGTCAACAGTCGGCATTCCGTCACCTGTTGCATTGCCAAATAAAATTCTGTCCTTAACGTGTATGCAAGCTACTCTGCCAGGTTTCAGCACTCTCAGCAGATTAGGCGTTAAATAGTCCATTTGCTCAAAGAACCTGTCATTATCCTCGTTGTGTCCAAGGTCATTGTAGCTTGGCGTGTACTCATAATGATTGCCGAATGGGATTGAAGTTACTATCTCGTCAACGCTGTTGTCGGGCATTTGTTCAAGTTCCCATATGCAGTCATTGTTTATGTATTTGTAGTGATTACCCTCTACTACCACTCTTTTCACTCCTATGCTTCTTTTCATTTTGTCAGAGATGTTGTCAACGCTTGACAAGCCGTTTTTGCGGACTATCTCAGCCATTTTCTCAGATTGATAGTCGAAACGTTTCCATTTGTCGAGCAGCTGTTTTTTTATCTCGTCTTCTTCGTCCATGTAGATTATGTCGATTGTCACTTCATCAGTTTGCAGAAACCTATATATGCGGTGAACAGCCTGAATGAAGTCATTAAACTTGTAGTCGATACCGATAAATATTGCCCTGTGACAATGTTTCTGAAAGTTACAGCCACTTCCGGAAAGTATCTTCTTTGTCGCAAACAGCTTTATTTTGCCGTTAGCAAAGTCGATAACTCTTCGTTCTCGCAAGTCGATATCCATAGAACCATAGATATCAACAACATTTGGTATCTGTCGCTTTATCTCGTGGCGTTCTTCTTCAAGGTCATGCCAGATAATAAAGCTATCTTCTGGGTTTTCAGCTATTATTTTAGCTGCTTCTGCAACACGCTGAGATATACTTTCACGCTTTATCTTTGCTTCGTCCTGCAAGCTAGCTGTAGCTTCATCGAACAGTTTGCTCTGGCCGAACTTATCGACTGACAACTCGTCTTTGCTGGCTGCAAGCCTGTGATAGTTGATTTTTAGCTCAGGCAAATCATATCCCTCGTCAGAATATGTGGGGTTGACATCTGACGGCTTTGAAACAAATACAGCCCATGAACTTACCCATAGCCAAAACTCTTCTTCCTTGTGAGGGTACAACGTCAAGTTGTTAGCCTTTGTGCTGTCACGTTGAAAGAAGCGTGTCAGAGCCTGTCCTGTGTCCATGATTTCAAGATATCCAGCGTAATGGATAAGTTCCTTATACTTGTTAGGGTCAGGTGTTGCGGTTGCCACAAGCTTATATGGAACGCCGTTGAACTTCTTTAGAAATTCTTGATAGGTTTTGCTGCCGAAACTTCTCAATACAGCAGCTTCGTCAAGGGAAGTAGCAGTGAAATACTTTACATCGATATCTCCGTCACGAACTCTCTCGTAGTTCGTTATCATGATATCAGCCGAACACGACCTCACCTCTGCCATGGTTTTAACATATGTAGGTGCGTCATAGCCAAGTATCTCAACAGCGTCATGAACAAACTCCTGCTTAACACCCAGAGGGCATATTATGAGGGCTTTTCCGCCCTCATGAGTTATGACCTGTGTACACCATTCCAGCTGTATAACTGACTTGCCTAGTCCGAACTTTGCAAACACAGCACGCTTGCCACCTTTTACAGCCCACTTAACAATGTCACGCTGGTGAGGCTTGAGTGCCGTGTTTATTTTCTTGTCTGGAACATCAAAACCGCTGTCGGTAGCAATAGCCATTTTAGATTTCAGAAAGTCTAAGTATTTCACCTATCAAATCTCCTTTCAAACTGTTTTATGCTCTTGAATTTGTTGCAGTTATCGGGAGGGCAGTTTCTTTTCTCACCCGTTGCAAGCAAATATCCGCAACACTTCTCACCATATATTTCAGTCGCATATATGCACTTGCTTGTCTTCTTGCATCTTCCTGTTCTCGTTCTCATTTCTTATGATCACCTCTTAGACCTTCCAGAAACTTCGGAATTCTGTCATCAGCATTCATTAGTCCCTGGATAACGCCTATCATTCGTATAGTCTTGTCAAGCAGCTGTTCTTTCGTCATTCCGCTCAGCTCGGACGAGGGAGAAATGACCTTGTTTATCTCGTTTGCAATGTGTATCTCTGTCTTGAAGATATCTTCCCACATCTGCATATTCTTAACACCTGCAAGGTATTTCTTCTTTAATACCGAAGCCTCATCTTTTGTCACGATAGGGACTTTGTTCTGTATATCAGCGGGGAGCTTGCTTACAAGACAGCTCATTTTGTATCTAGCGTACAAGCAGTGCATTTCCTCATAAAACATATTTTCCGACATTGACATATTTTCTGGCAAATCGCCCTCTTCTTTCAAAGCAACGATTTCGATTTGTTTTAATCTTTCATCAGTTGTTGGCATAGTAGTTTCGCCTCCTCAGCGGACCTTGCGACCCCGGCAACAAAGCCGAGGTCACGCATACGGTCAATAAATATTTTCTGTTCTTCTCTCAGTTTTCCGTCGGCATTCTTACACTCTATGAATGCCGTTTTTCCACCCTTTGCAAAGCACACCAAATCAGAAAAGCCTTTAGGCAGTCCGTCTACTTTGCGAGGATTGAGGAGTACCATTGATTTAAACTCCTTTGAGTAAACCATTTTCCCCTGATAGAATGTGCCTGCGTTTGTCCTGAATACAACGCTATCTTGTGAAGATAACGCAAGGCGGATTTCGTTCTGTATCTCGTGTTCTGACTTACTCATTTCTAGGCTCTCCCATAGTAATAGCAGAGTATGAGAAATGTTCCTTAGCCTCTTCATACACCTTGAGCATATCTTCGCTCAGTGTTTCCTTGAATGTATTGGTAAGCATTTCAAATGCCAGTATCCAGAACGGAACGTCATACTGATTGATGTGTGCTTCTTTTATGATCTCGCTTGTGATAATATCAATTGCCTTGAGCGAATTTACGTTGGCATCAGCAAGCGTAATTGCAATTGAATTTACAGGATTGGTGTCAATACCAATTGCCTGGCTACCTCTCATCATTTAAACCATCCTCTCTGTTTTGCTTGGACATATGCCCATTGTGGCTTATATCCTCTCATTTTTGCAAACGCAAACAGTTCTTGAAGCGTCTTGCAATCCTTGGCGGATTTGTATTCCTTGACCTTGTCATCTGCTTCTTTGCGCTTGCTTTCCTTTATTTCTTCAAGCTCTATCTGCTTGATATTTTTTATTTCCTGCCTTGTCAGTTCCTCAGCCGCTCCACAATATGGACATTTCTTTGCAGACGTTGGTCTATATGTAGCAAAGCATTTTGAACACTGCCGTATCTGTAGCGTGCCGTCTGTGTTATATTCCTTTTCAGGCTTCGGAACGCTGTTTAAGCTCCACTCTCTGTCATCATCAGGCAAGCCGTGTCGCTTGTAGTTGTTGACGTGATCGAGAATTATTGCCGTCTTGCCCTCTTTCGGGCGCATACACCGCATAGCTTGCTGGATAAACAGCGTTAAGCTCATTGTCGGTCTTAACAGTATGCAACACTCGCAGTCAGGGCAATCGAAGCCCTCTGATATCAAATCAACGTTGCAAAGAATTTTTATTTTTCCTGCCCTGAAATCGTCTGTAATGCGTTCTCGCTCGCTCTTAGGTGTGTTGCCGTCAAAGTGTACAGCATTAATTCCAACCGTTCTAAACGCTTCTGCAACGCTCTCAGAGTGCTTAACGGAAGAACAATAGCATATCGTTTGAAGCCCGTCAGCATATTTGCGATAGTTCGCTATAACATCGCCAAACACCGCTCTCGAGGAAAGTAGCTCAGCTGCTTGCTGTGGGTCAAAGTCCTTGCCCTTGCGTTTGAGTGCCGATAGGTCAGCTACGCTCGGCGCAAAGTACCTATAAGGGGATAAATATCCCTGAGCAATAAGCTCTTTGGCGGTAATGCCTACCACCATATCGTCAAAGCAATCTTTAAGTGGCTTGCCGTCAAGTCTGCTTGGCGTTGCGGTCAGCCCAACTACGAATGCCTTTGGAAAGCGTTCAAGTATTCTCTGATACGTCCTAGCCGTTATATGGTGGCACTCGTCAATGACAATGAAGTCAGGTGCTTTGTACTGTTCTGGGTGCTTGTCAAGAGCATTTGCAAGTGTGGCGACCATGCCCACAAGAATTGTGTTGCGCTGAATGCCAAAGCGGTCAAATGTTGCTATGGTTTGATCGAGCAGTTCTTTTCTGTGTACCAAAAACCACACTGTGTTGCCCTTGTCCTGCGACTTGTCAGCCATATATGCGAATATGGCCGTCTTGCCAGAGCCTAACCACAGGGCGCAACTGCGCAAATGCGCTTCCGCCCTGTACTCATAAGCCTCCTTACTTCATTAATAATTTTGTTTTGATAATTTCTTAAAGTTAGCATTGTTTTCACATCAGAATGGTACGTCGTCGCCATTGAATATTTCCTCATATCCGTCAATACCAAGACTCTGCGTTGCAGGTGAGCTATTCTGACTTGGTGCAGGCTGATTTTGTGGCGGTGTATTCTGCTGTGGTGCGCTCTGTGATGGAGCTGAACTGTTTCCGCCCTGCTTTGGTTCACCTGTGAATGAAACGTTATCAACATAAACCTCTGTCACATAGTGCTTTGTGCCGTTTTTATCATCGTATGTACGGCTTCTCAGCTGTCCCTCAAGGGCTATCATTCTACCCTTGCCGAAATAGTTATTGATAAATTCAGCAGTCTTTCTCCACGCAACGCAGGTGATGAAATCCGTCTGTTTTTCTTCGCCCTGCTTAGTGTAGCTTCTGTCAACGGCAACGTTAAATGACAGCACTGCTGTCCCGTTTGTTGTTTGCTTGAGTTCAAGCTCCTGAGTAATTCTACCCATTAAAATAACTTTGTTAAGCATTTGTCTCCTCCAAATCTCTTGCGTCAACTATTCTGTCAAGTATCTTGGTGTCCTTGCACCAATCACACCTCTCGCACCTTTCGGCTGGATCCTCGACTGTTTTCAGCTTAGCAAAGTGTGGTGTGCGTTCTTCAACAAACGCAAGTTTTTCGTCAAGCCATTCCTGTGGAACAGCGAACACGTTAAAATCTGTGTGCTTTTCTTTTGTGGCGGCGGCTATGAAGAATGGCAACTTTTTGCCTGTATTCTGACGAGCTATCTCTTGATAGATAGCTCCCTGAATGTCATATCCCCAGTATCGAATGAAGCTCTGTTTCTGTTTCTCTGTATCGTTCCAAAGCTTTTCAAAGTCCTTGACGACCTTTAGGTCAACGATTGCCTTGTCAGGGTGATAGCTGTCTATCTTTATCTTGTATGGCACTCCTGCGATTTTACCCGTCATAATGACCTGCTTTTCGCCTGCCATATACTTCATGAACAGCTTGTCATTCTCCACACGCTGGATAATACTCTCAGCCTGTACATAATCAGCCTTAAGCGTTCCGTCACGCTTAAACAGCTCTGGGTGCTGAGCCTTGAAAACGTCAAGCGTTCCCTCAAAGTGAGCGTCAACGTATGAGCCTACGAGCAGAGCAGTTGAACTGTCACGCTTGTAATCACCTGCAATGTCCGCAAGTGTCCTTTCCTCGCAGTCACAGAAACTCTTGAACTGTGAGCAGCTCATATATTCCAGGTTTGCCTGCTGGGAGAAGTAATTTTCACTTGTCAGTTGTATCACAGATAAGTCACCTCCAGATCATCACTGTCCGTTGTGCGAGTTGCGATAAACTGCAAGCCCTTTTCCTTGCACTTCTCATAAAGTGCAAGCCTGTTCTTTTCGGAAAGCTTCTCAGCTCCGTCAATCAGAATTATCTGTAGGCTGTTAGGCTTGCTGAGGGCAACATCAACGCAAAGCTGTAACTGCTCACCCTCTGACAGATTGCTGACGGGAAGTCCATTTATGAGAGGTATGCCGTCTTTAACTGTCAAACCCTTAACGGGTATTGTTGCTGTCTTAAGTATCTCGCCCGGAAGCTCTCTTGCAAGCTCAATCTTGCTTGTGAGCGCCTTAGAATGTTTTTCGAGCGTTTCAAGCTCGTCCTGCATCGACTTCATACGTTTGTATTCGTTGAGGTGCTTTTTCATTTCCTCAGCTGTCTTGACCTCAGCTTGCATTGCAGATATGTTAACAAGCTGCTTACCTGTGTATTCATCGGCTACCTTGATGTCGCTGTCAAGCTTTGCGACTTTCTCTCTGTATTCGCTTTCAAAAATCTTAGTCTTGTCTGCTATCTTGTCTGAAAGCGAATTGAGCTTGTCCTCAGCCGCCTTGATTTCGGCTTTCTTGCGCTCGATTTCGCTAGTCAGCTGCTCACGTTCTGCTGTGATAGCAGATTTCAGATTGCTTACTGCAATTTCCACTTCAGCCTGATAACCTCTGACCTTGTTGTCATAGCTATCTTTGAAGAGCTTCGCCCTCTCGATGCGAGAGTTGTATTCCTGTGTCTTTGTTATCTTCGTATAGGCTTCGGATAGGTCATATGCTTCCCACTTTTCAGCCTGGAAGCCCTGCGGGATATCCTTTGCGATATCAGATATAAACGCTGTTTTGTTGCGTATTTCTCTGTTGATATCCTGTCTTGTCTGGAAGTAAACGCCCTTTTCGGACTGGATATCGTTCAGGACCTGCAATATATTCTGCTGATAATCAACACCCTGCGGAATTTCACCAAATTTCTCCTTAATCCAGTTCAAATCCCAATCGAACTCAATGAGGTCAAGAATAATTCTGTTCTGCTCCTGCCTTGACATCTGTGTAAACTTAACAGGGTCAATCTGCAGTGGCGTGAACAACTCTCTGACAAATGCTTCGGGGCTTTGAACAGGTTTGCCGTCCTGTCTAATGTTCTTGTAGTCTGCCTGATTGACACGCTTCTTGCGGTCAATAGTCAAACCTGTGTCGGTCTCAATGAAGATTTCACCTTCGCTTTCGCCGTTCTTGATGACATAATCACGGCTGCTGTCATTGGTGAGAGCGTACTTTATGCTGTCGATGATAGATGTCTTACCTACGCCGTTTGAGCCGGTAACTTCTATTGAGCGTCCGTCCAGTTCTGTTTCAGAAATGCCAAACAGATTTTTTATATGAATTCTCGTAGTTTTCATTTACAGTACATCCTCCACTTCTCTCATTGCAGGCTTTGAAGAGTCCTCAACTTCGCCCTCGACCTGCACACCCATTAATGTTTCAGGGCAGTGAACCCTCGCGAAAAATGATGCTGCACGATATGCTAACATCTGCTCGGGCATATTTCTCCACTTAGAGTTGGAAGTCCACCCCTCTGCTTTTGCCATAGCCATTGTGACTGTCGTTCCCTCAAGCACATCGCCGTCTTTGTCAGTTGCCTTGACGTAACAGCCTCTGTCGTCAGTACCTTTTGTGCCGACGTAAATAACCTTTACGTCTGTAAATTTTGCTCGGATAAAGCTCAGGCAAGCTTGCCCGCTCCAGCTTGGTTTGCCCTTGACCACGAACATTGACTGCATGACCATCATCGGGCTTACGCCCATACGATTAGCCATGTCAATGGCTATTGCGGTATCAGCGACCTTACCCTTGTACGCCTGCGGTATGATATCCGCTTTGCACAGTTCGCTCGCCATTTTGAAATACCGGCGGAAGTCTGAGATAATTCCCGTGTCAGTATGCGATGCGAGCTGTGTCTGTGTCTGCGTAGGTATCTGCCTGATTTCTGCCTGATTTATGTCGATGATTTCATCCATTATATTTCTCCTCTCTTATCATTGTGAATATGTGGTCTTTGTAGCAAAACCACATCTCGGTTGTTTTGTAAACATCATCACCGATATGGTTGTATGATGTAACAGTGTGCAGTGGCGAATATACTGCATCTGCAAGTGCCTTGAAATCGTCCTCGCGTGCGAAAAGTTCAATACGTCCGCTTGCGGTTGCATTGTATATTGCTCTGACAGCAGGGAAGTTACAATCATCGGCTACTTGTGCAAGAGTATCAACGCTGGTGATTATGCTGTTCAACTTTTCGATTGCTGTCATTTCGCCCTCTCCTTTCCAATATCGCTGGCTCTGCCAGTTTAAAATCTCTGCAGGGGTAACGCCTGCTACTCTCCAAACACCCTTTCAGGTGCTTGCAATCCAAGCATGAATAGCTAGTCACTCTGTTCACCTCTCAGCCTCCTGATGTTGTCCTTGAACGCTTCAATATATCCTGTCAGGAATTCGTTTGGATAATCATCAAGGGCTATTTTCGCCATTTCCTCTATTCCTTCTTGACAAATGTCAAGCAGTGTGCTATCATCAAGGTGTGTTGAACTGGTATCTTTTGATACCTCCGAGCTTGTGCCTGTTGCCGCAGGTGCAGGCTCATTTTTCATGTATTCGATAATACAATTTAGAAAATTAGTAGCACATTTCTCATCATCCTCAAGTGGGCACGATTTACAGTCGGAATCTGTACAAGATTTAGCCACATTTATGATATCTTCTTTTGTTAGTTTCTTATCCATTCTCAATCTCCTCCCACTCAAATCTACCTTTGCCACTGTTACGCCACTGACCGATACCTCTCAGCCTGCCGTAGTCTAGCCACTCTCTTACGGCTGTTTCCATATCGTCTTTCAAAATCTGGATTGTGAATTCGACTGTCGCCCCTGCAGGAACTGTCTCAGAATGTGCCAGTGCAACACGTTCGCCCTGCGGTGTGCTTGCTCTGAGTGGCCTCTGGCATTCGCCCATACCACCCTTGAATTCGTATGGGATTTTTCTTTCCTCAACGAAAACCAGTCCGTCGATTTCTTTCTTGTACGCCTTGATTTTTGAACTAGCCGTGCCTGATACCTTTTTCAAAACACCGCAAGCGTCCTTGAAAAATCCCTTGACCTGATAATCCCATAGAAATGGTGTGCCGTCTTCCAGTGTCGGGAATACCGTCATAGATTTTTCGACCACTTCCGCTACACCAAGTGCGGCTATCTCTTCCTCACGGCTCTTTGCGTCGGGTGCTTTTGACGCTATGTACTCGTCGTGGATTGTGGTTGTTGCGTTTGCCGTTCCCAAAATCTCTTCGGTGAACGTCAACTTTACTTTGATTTTTTTCATGCTCATGTCTTTTGACCTCCGTTAAACGTTAAATTTATTTTTTTCTTGCTTTTCGACGCCATACTGTGCCGAACTACGCCTTTGCTAGTCACTGCAGTTCCTTTGCTAATCACTGCTATGCCCTTGCGTCGCTATGCTTCTCAATGCCTTTGCTAATCAATGCCATTTCTTTGCATGGCACCGCCAATCTGCACCCTGCTATGCCTTTGCCTCTCGTTGCGTGTCAAAACTTCGCCTCGCCTTTGCTTGTCGGAACTTAGCTTTGCCTTTGCTTATCTAAACGGTGCTGTGCATACCTAGCCCTAGCTACGCAATATTTTGCCAGGCCTTTGCGTGGCTGTGCAGTGCCCCTGCGAATCATAGCTATTCTTAGCCGTTGCGAATCTATGTCAATCAATGCTGTGCCGTTGCCCAGCAAATCGACGCTGTACTTTGCCCTTGCCTATGCTTTGACATTCTTTGCTAAACCCCACTGTGCCGTGCCGTTGCTCCATGCTATGCAAAACAGCGCCTTCGCATTTCGTAGCCGTTCACAGGTTCGCTTTGCCGTAGCCAATGCTATTCATAGCAAATCCGTTGCATTGCGAATCTAAACTCTGCCATCGCTTTTTTCATCGTGACTGTCATCATCACAGCTACATTTATGTTCCCATTTGTGCTGGTCTATGATACATGCTATGAACAGTATCACGGCATAGAAAACTGTCAGTATCACGATTGTTGCGCCTATCATGCAGGCTATAAACATACCCTCTGACACTTTACCACTTTCCTTTCGTCTGTATCTCGACTTTGACAACAGGCTTTGAAGCTTCCTTGATCGCCTGCTCCAGCTCCTCACGGATTGCGGTTTCGGCTGTCTCCTTGATATTTCGATATAGTCCGTAGACCGCCAGTGCGAATAGTGCCGTACATAACGCTATTGCAGCCACAAATCTGACGATCTCTAACGTTGCTATCATGCTGGTCATTTTCTTATACTCCTTTCCTTGCAATACTCCGCAAAGATTTCTTCGGGGTTCGCCCCGATTATCCTGCAGTATGTTACTATTTGTTCGGCATTCATGGTGCCGAACTGCCGTTCCCACCTGCTCACGGCTGTCTGTGCCATGTTCAGCCGTTTTGCGATCTTTGCCTGTGTAATATCGTTATTGGCTCGGATAGATCTCAGCCGTTTGGATATCACGTCATTGGCGGTTATTTTCTTTGCTGGCATTTTTAACATCACCCCTTGTATCTTGCCGCAGCAAAGTCAATGCACATTTCTGCAACATATCTCAGTGACGTTTTGCTTTTGAATGCAAGTTCACGGAGCATTGTGTAATAATCTTCACCAATCTGAATGACCTTTGTCGGTTGCTTTTCCTCAGGGAAGATATAGAATGTGTCTGATGTGTCGTCAAAGATTTCTTTTGCTTGTGGTATCTCAACACCGAGAAGTTCACAAAGCTTGAGTTCCGTTGCCTTGTCCTTTATCGTTGAGCCGTTTATCCAACGATAAATACTTCTCACGTTTACGCCACACAGCTTAGCAAATTCCTTGTAAGTTATGTGATTGTCCTGACAATAGCTGACAATAAGCTTGCCGTACATTGTTCTCCCTCTCCTCTCTAAAGCTCTATGTGCAGAGCCGCTGAAATAGCTTTCGCCACGTTATCTGAGCGATCTCGGCTATCTGTGTTACTCATGAACACGTTTATTGTGTTCTCGCTGTAACCTGTCAACTTAGCGAGATCTTTTCTCGTCATGCGACGAAGTTTAAGTTCTGCATAGACTTTTGCTACGAAATTCTGATAGTTCACTTTATCACCTCCGATATTGGCTTGTTGAGTTTTAACGAAATGAAGATTTCATTTTCATTTTTCAACCTGTTAGCAAGAGCTTTCTGTTCGTCAGTTTCAGGGTTTTTAAGCTGCCATTCTTCAAAAGCGGTGTATCCATGCTTCCTTAGAATATTGCACACCGTTGTTTTACCAGTTGCGCCTTGCTTGCCCGAAACAATGATAGGGATATCCCTCATTGCAATTAAGAAATCTTTCTCAAAGTATCTTGCCAACATATACTCGATGCTGTTAATTTTCAAACTTTGTTCACCTCCAAAACACATAAATTTTGTAAAAGAACCTTGACAAATTAGATAAAAAGAGCTATTATATAAGTGCGACCAAATATAATATAAACAAGCTATTTTGAAAATTGGGACTTTCAATATGGCTTGGTTTTGTGTTGTCTTTTTTGTATAATTTCTTTTACAAACTTATTATACATTCACAAAGTGCGTTTGTCAATAATAAAATGCACTTTATGAATGTTTTTGTAGCATATTACAAACTTTTAATCATTAATATGTTAGTTTTATACAAAAGAAATAGTGATTTTAAGGAGAATAGTTATGTTTTACGATACGCTAAATGCACTTTGCGAAGAACGAGGTTTAAAACTTACCAATGTTATTAATGAACTTGGTTTTTCGAGTGGAAACCTTTCACGTTGGAAAAGTGGTATTACTCCCAAGGGAGCAACAATAACCAAGCTCGCTAATTACTTTGGCGTTTCTACCGATTATCTTTTAACAGGCAAAGAAAAAACCTCTGCAGGCATTGAGCTATCCGCAGAGGAAATAAAAATTATTGAATTAATTAGGAGTCTTTCAGACGAGAAAAAGGAAATTTTCAAGAAGTTTTTAAATTCACTTTAAATGGGAGGTGTAGTTATGCTCCAAACAATACTTGTGTTGCTTATCATTGTTGCGGCGTTTGCGTTGACAATGGTAATTTTAAAAGTGCAGGAAAGACACATCAGAGAAGACGGGGCAAATTACGAAGAATACATTTATAAACGTGATCTTCGCAAGAATAAAAATGAGCAAATTGCTGCAATAGTGCTACTTATAGTAGGCTGTATAGCAACTATTGCTATCGGAATTGCAATTAATTAAAAAAATTAGGAGGAGATATTATGAAAAAAATTATAACAGGGATAGTTACACTTACAATGGCGTTAGGTATGACAGCTTGCAGTGACAGTGGCGAGAATAATAACAGTACGACAACGTCAACCACAACCTCAACTGCAACCGAAACTACTACAGTTGCAACTACGCCGAGTGAAGAAACTACAACCACAACCACAACATCAGCAGATATCACTACCACAACAGAGCAAACAACAACCACTACTGTCACAACTACAGAAGAAACTACCACCACTACTGCTAAAGAAACAAAAGAGCAGGTGCTAATAGATAGCAACGGAATAAAAATCACGTTTAAGGGAATGGACTATAGTGACGGAATATTCGGACCAGAAGTTAAGTTGTTAATTGAAAACAACACTGATAAAAATTATACTGTACAGGTGCGTAATTTTTCTGTCAATGGATTTATGATTGAAACTTCAATGTCAACAGATGTAAACGCCGGCAAGAAAGCTAACGACACTATAATAATAGAAAATTGGTCATTGGAAGATAACTCAATCTCAGCAACAGATTTGCAAACGTTAGAGTTTAATTTTAGTATTTTTAACTCTGATGATTGGACGGATAGCTTTGACTCTGAAACCGTAAACATTCAACTTTAAAATAAAAAAGCCAACTCAAATGAGTTAGCTCAGAACTATGTATCTTTTGTTTGTTTTTGCTTTAGATCCTCTCCTTGTTCCTTGGCGAGTTCAACTAATTTGTTTAGCGCCTTTTCTAACCCGTCAGGGGATAAGGATCTCAGCTTTTCAATCATTTCTAGCTCTTCGTCCGTTATCTTCATATTAGACCATTCCTTTCCCTTTTCACATAATAATACAATAAGACCAATATATTGGCAATAAAATTCCACTAAACAGGAATTTATTTGTGAATTACAACCAAATCTGCAAGCTCACATTTGAAGAAAATTACCAAAAGCACTATGGTGTCTATTCTTGGTACACTTTCACCTGTTTCGATTTTCGACAAGGCGGATTTGCTAACACCTGTTCTTTCCGCAAGCTCAACGAGAGTTAGACGTGCTCTCTTTCGCAATTCTTTCAGTTTAATTTCGTAGAGTGGCATTTTATATCACCTCGGGGTTAGCATACCCAAAGCTGATATAATTATTATAGAACATTTGTTCGATGTATCTAGTATATCCTATATTACGACGATTGTCAATAGGAATTTTAAACCTGTCCGCATTTTTGTACTACATAGAAGAAGGAGCATAACCATGGGATTACGTTTTAGAAAATCAATTAAACTTGGCGGCGGTGCAAAATTGAACATCAATAAAAAATCCGTCGGTATGAGTGTCGGTGGAAAGGGCGCACGATACACTGTCAACAGCTCAGGGCGGCGCACAAAGTCTGTCGGTATACCAGGCACAGGGCTGTCATATGTATCAACATCGGGTGGCAGAAAGTCGTCAAGTCGTAGGTCTCATGACCGTAAAACGAGTGGCACATCAAAGGGCGGTTGCCTGCTGGTAATAATCATTTTCTGTGCTATATCGGTCATAGTCTATGGAATAGCGCACCTATTCGGCTATAGGCGGCCGACAAAGGTTGAATGGACTAATGACAACTATTCTATCGCACTGAATGACTATAATCGTGACTATAGCCACATAATCTATTTGCGAATCACAGGTGAAACTGACGCAGAGGACGTTGATCCGAAAGATATAAAAATTGAAATCAGCAGCCCTGACGTTTGTCAGCTAGAATATGATGATAGCGGTGCATATGTCACCTATGATGTGAAACCCCTGAAAGACGGCTTTGCGGACGTGACCGCCACATATGACGGTGTGACATCTGAACCTATCACAATCACGGTTGATATGGGCGAAAAAGTCGCCACTACCGCCACAACAACCACTACCACCACCACCGCAGAACCTGAAACCACCACCGAAGCAATTCCTGTGATAACTACCGCACATGATCCAGCCGAAACAATTGTGTATATCACGGCTTCGGGTGACAAATATCACAACCAATTCTGCAGATACTATGATGATACCTGCACACCAATGACCCTGCAAGACGCACAGAACGCAGGCTACGAGCCTTGCAGGGTGTGTGGTGGGTAAACATACCATAATAAAAAAAGCCCCCACAGAGCGACCTGTGAGGGCGTGTACAACACCGACAAACCACAGCAAATGGACAGTAGGGTAGTACCCTATTATCTTAGCATAAAATCAAAATTTTGTCAAGATGTTTAGGAGGAATTTTACATGGCAACAGCAAAAAAACTGCCTAGCGGAAACTATCGTGTTAGGGCATATGACAAAGCAACAGGGAAGTACAAATCGTTCACGGCAAAAAACAAAAAAGAAGCCGAGCTAATGGCAGCAGAGTGGCTGAACAGCACTCAACAAAGCGAGGACGAAAAAACGTTTCAGCAAGCTGCAGAGGAATACATTGAGATTAAAACACCTGTTCTATCGCCTACCACGATACATGAATACAAATCGGAACTCAGGAACCATTTTGACAGATTTGCAAATATGCGGTTAAATGATATTACGCCACAAATGGTGCAAGATTGGGTGAACAGCATTGCTGTCGTAAGGTCTGCGAAAACTGTAAGAAATGTATATGGCTTCTTCACAGCGGTAATGACCTATCATGATATTGATATAAAATTGGGCAAAATACGCCTGCCACAAAAAACTAGAACGTTTAAAAGCTTGCCTGACGCCGAAACAATTATTGAACTGTTTCGTGGCACAGATATTGAAATACCAGTGTTGCTTGCAGTGTGGGGCGGATTGCGAATGTCAGAGATACAGGGAATACGCCGCAAGGACATAGTTGGAGATATCTTAACGCTGTCGCAGGTGCGCGTTATGGTTGGCAATAAACTGACAGTAAAGAAGCAGGCAAAAACATATAAGAGTAATCGACAAGTAAGACTTGGCAAGCCGCTTGTTGAGTTGATTGACGCATTGGAGCTCAACCCTGATGATTATGTCGTGCAGTACAATCCTAAGCGAATATATGACAAGCTCGTAAAAATTACAAGGTCAGCAGGGTATTGCATTACTTTTCATGACCTGAGACACATCAGTGCAAGTGTTATGGCAAAGCTGAATATTCCCGATATATACGCAATGGAGCGGGGAGGTTGGAGTAATACCAGCACACTAAGGTCAGTTTATCAGCAGACTTTCGATGATGATCGCCAACGTGTCGATAAGGTTATCGACGATTATTTTCAAAGTGTATATGACACAAAACATGACACGAAAAATGCAAAATAGCGTAAAATCGTGCATTGAAAGCTGATTATAGCAGGTTCAAGTCCTGTCACCCGCACCATATTGGTGAGACTAAATGGATGCTCACCCTTAAAAGCCCGTATTTACGGGCTTTTTTCATGCTTTTCAGTCGAAAATTTTTAGTGTAAAACCATGGATGCTTTTTCATGATTTTCACCGACCGGAAGGATTTGAACCCTCGACAAATGAATATTGTCAAATAAAACGGCAAGCTTTGAGCAGATTTCGCTCCCGGCTTGCTTTTTTTTATGAAAAAACATTCACAAAGTTTAGAAGGCTGTTTTGTCAAATATCACGAAATGTGATAAACGACAAAGCGGCCTTTTTTTATTTCTCAAGAAAGGACGTGATACCCATGTGGCAGATGTACTATATAAAAAGGAAACAAAACGAACGGAGGAAAAGTCAATGAATGAAAAATTGATAATCAACACTAACCTGCTTCGCAAAGAGGCAGAATTTAAGACAAAGTCCTGTGCGGTGGAAAAAGCGATAGCAGTTTCTCATGCTGAGTTTGATAATTTAAAAAGGCATCCCTTGCAGGACAATGACCTGATCGCTGAGAACACAGATTTGATGTACTGCGACAGAGATGATATTTATCATTGTCTGCTGATCTACGATGAGGAACAGGGTGACGGTCTGCTGATCGAAGCTGAAGGCTCATCCTACGCTAGATACGTTCAGTATATTCCAAACGCAAAGCTGTTGTACGAAAATCATATTCAGACGCATTTGCAGGAAATGAAATTTTACTGTCCCCTTGAGATCAGCAGAGTACCTGAATGTTGGTCTGATGAGGAATACGAAAAAATCTCCTCCTATGAAGCTTCTGCTTACAAATCGGAGATAAATCATTTTATCAGCGATTTCAATTTGCCCGAAGAAAAAGAGCGAGGTCTGATGCATTGGTACGATGGAGGCAATTCTGTTGACCGAAAGGTGTTTTCCGCATTTATGTCGGTCGAAGAACATAACGGAGAACTTGTGGGAGTGGTCACAGCAAACGTTCACGGTCAGCTTACGGAAGATGAACTTGAGGATCTCCGTGAATATTGTACCGGGCAGTTAAGCGACGGCGCAGGAGAGAGTCTGGAGCAAAGACCGATAAAAACTCCCGACGGAGAAATTTATATCAGCTTTTGGAATTCCGACAAATGGTTTTTGCAGACGGAGGAAGAAATGAACAGCGATCAGTTTGAGGACATGACCGAAGAACCCGATATGGGAATGACGATGTGAGGTGTAATATGATTTACAACGAAAAGAAAGTAGAAACGCTTAGACAGAGATATCCCGAAGGAACTCGGATATGCCTTGACAGTATGGATAACGATCCCCGTCCGATTCCACCAGGTACTAAAGGCATAGTTCAATTTGTGGACGATGCGGGTACTCTGCACTGTAAATTTGATAACGGAAGAACGCTTGGCGTTATCCCCGATGTGGATAAGTTTCATAAAATCGAACAGGAACAGGCTATGGCGGATGAGCAGGAAAAATCTGAAGAAATCACAGAAACTGAGGGTTTTGAAGAATCCGAAGAAATGGAAATGTCAATGTAACGGTTAAGTTTTGAAAAAGACTTAGCCGTTTTTTTATTACACAAACAAGAAAAGATCGGTGATAAATGATAAAGTATTTCGATATCTTTGCAGGCATCGGCGGATTCCGCTCAGGACTTGAAAAAGCAGGAGGCTTTGAGTGCGTCGGGTACTGCGAGATTGACCGATATGCTAAAAAAGCATACGAAACAATGTACGATACGGAAGGCGAGGTGTATTACGATGACGCAAGAAAAATCAACCCAAACGAGTTACCCGATTTCGACCTTATATGCGGAGGCTTCCCTTGCCAAAGCTTTTCAATCGCTGGAAAAAG